AAACGAGCAACAAAGATAATGAAAGTAAGAAACGCACAAATAAAAGACTACGATGATATCAAAAGATTAATGATAGACTTTGCCAATTTTAATCCTGTTGAAGATTTACGCAATCCTCAGTATGACTTTGTTCACGTAAATAACGTCATAGACCACATACTTAAAACAGGTATAGCTCTTGTATGTGAGCATCACGGTAGGGTCATAGGAATGCTCTTAGCAACTATACAGGGCGATTTATGGTTGCCCCATGTAAAACGCATGACAGAAGTTGCTTGGTGGGTAGAAGAACAATACAGAGGTACATCAGCAGGTGCAAGATTACTTAACAGATATATTGCAATTGGTATAGAAGCAAAAGACAAAGGACATATATCTAATTTTACATTAACAACATTAGCAACTACTCCAGACCTTAAGTTAGAACAAAGAGGCTGGGAGGCTATAGACTATAATTGGGCATTTAGAGGTTAAACAATGGCAGTATTTACAGCAATAGCGACAGCAATAGTAGGAGCAGTAGGCTTAACAGGTGTTTTAGCCACAATTGCTACATCTGTTATTGCAGGTGGACTTGCTTATGGTACAGCAAGAGCGTTAGGGGTATTTAAACCGCCTTCATTTGATCAAGGCACAGATCCAGGTGTAAGTATTCAGTTACCACCAGCAACAGATAATAAATTACCAGTATTGTATGGACAAGCATTTACCAGTGGCCCTATATTTGACGCCGCAATCAGTAATGAAAACAAAACAATGACATATTGTATTGCATTGTCGGAAGAAACAACCACAGGCACATTCAGTTGTAGTGAAATATTTATGAATGATGTTAAATTAGTGTTTACTGGTAATACTGTAACAAGTCACGTAGATCCTAACCAAAGTTCGGATACAACATATAATGGTAATGTGCGTGTAAATATATATCAAGGTGGTAGTAGTGGCAGTGATGTTATATTTCCAACATCAGGAACAGGTAGTACAACAGCCGCAACAAGTATAGTACCACATTGGGGTGTAAACCATACCGCAAACGCAATGGTATATGCTGTTATGCAAATAGATTATGATGCTGAAAACGGATTATCAGGATTACCACAAATGACATTTAAGATGAATAACACACTTAACAATCCGGGTGATGTGTTGTTTGACTACTTAACTAATGATCGTTATGGTGCAGGTTTATCAAATGCACAAATAGATATTACAAGTATTACAGGAACAGCCAATACAGCAATGAAAGGCTACAGTGATGAACTTGTTAGTTATACAAATGCCAGTAATGTAAGTACAACACTAAAACGTTATCAGATTAATGGTATGTTAAGTACATTTGATACTTGTTCAACCAATATTGATAAAATATGTCAGTCAGCAGGTACTTTCTTCTCATTTAATGTAAAAGAAGGTAAGTTCAAAGCAATACCGAACAGAGCACTCAGTACAGCAGAAAAGGCCAATTGTTTGGTGTATAATGATGATAACATAGTCAGTAAAATAGATATAAGTTCAACAGAATTATACTCGTTATATAATGGTGTTGAAGTAGAATTTATGGATCAACAACGTAAAGATCAAACAAATACCGTAAAAATAACAACACCAGCAGGTGATAGAAACGCAAATGAACCAGATAATGTTTTAAATTATAAATTAGATATGATTAACGACAATGTGAGAGCAGAGATACTAGCAAACATTGACCTTAATCAAAGCAGAGTAGGAACAGTAATACAATTCGTTAGTGATTTTAGCGGTATACAAAGTGATGTGGGTGATGTTATAAAAGTAACAAATGATCTATATGGTTGGAGTGACAAATTATTCCGTGTTATGAGGGTAACAGAACAACAAGAGGAATCAGGTATGGTTACAGCACAAATAAGTGCTATTGAATACAGTGATGATTATTATGTACATCCTGATCCTACAGAAACACCTGATTTAGGAATAATTGATTTACCAAGATTACCCATTATACCACCTATATTCATACCGGAAGTATATGCAGGAAATTATGCAAACGTTTCTGCATTACCAGGATTGACCTTTGGTAATGTTATAGTAAATGACGTAATGAAGACCTTTGGTGCAGGTACTCAGTTAGCAGATAATCCTAATGATATAGCATTAGCAAATGCAGATGATTCCTTTGAAGTACCTTCTGCTAATTTATTTTTAGCAGAAGAAACATATGATATTGAAGGTGTAAATTTAGGTGATTATGAATTAACAGCAGTAGCACAACCTACAGGAACAGGATCAGGAAATCCTTATAGTTATGGATTTAGAGGAAATGTGGATGTTGTATGGGCTAATGCAACAGCAACTCATACTCAAACAATATCTCAATCAATGCAATTCTTAAATATACCAGATGGTAATCCTCCTACTTCAATATCACTTGCTAAAAAATTACCTTTAACAGTAGCAGGTTCAGGTGGAGCCGCAAGTGATATGACACCTGCAAACGCTACAATAAGATTAGAAGGTTTTAACGATTTAGATAATACACCATTCACAAGAGGTATGAGTAATATGGGCTATCAGTTATTAAGAGTTACTAAAGGTGAGAAATAATGTATAGAACAATATATGAAAGAAACACAGGTAAAATAATAATTTGCAGACGAATGAGTGATCAATTATTAGCAGAAAGATTAGCAAATTATCCAAATCAAGCAAGTCTTGATGTATATACTGAAGATGTAAGAATTAAAAAGGTAGATTTAGACACATTAACAGTAGTTGATAACATACAAACAGAAACATCAGAACAAATTATACAATGGATGAAAGATAGAAGAAAATTATTATTAATAAGCAATGATTGGACGCAGGGTGCAGACTCTCCTTTATCAGATAGCAAAAAAACCGAATGGGCCACATATAGACAAGCACTTAGAGACTTGCCGGCAAGTTACCCTAATCCTACAAGCAAAGCAGATATTATATGGCCTACAAAACCGGAGTAAACAATGCCATTAGGAAGTAGTAAATTTAATTTTAAATCTAAAGCGTATGGTTCGAATTTACCTTTCGAACCTATTGTCAGTGCAACCTTAAATTTAACAGATAACGATGCCAGAGAAGCATATGATAATACGTTAAGAATAGGCGATAAAATTACAAGAAATTACAAAACAATTTCTCTGGATGTAACTACAAATGTGCCTAATGCTACCTTATGTATAGATTGCGAAGGTGCCGTAGATGGCGACTTTACAACCAGTGGTACTCATAACTTTTTTACAACAGATGGTAATGGTGATGGAACAGCAACAATAACATTAAATATGGATACCACATACGGTGATAAAGAAATTAGACCTACAATAAGAAGAGCACCTGGTGGAGATATACTTGCATCTACTAGTAATGTGTTCATATTTGCTGTAGAAGGACCTAATATATCTATACCAGGTAGTAGTAATACAATTATTACAACACAAAATGGTATAGACGATATAACATATAAAGGTATAAGTCATACAATTACATCAGTAGGTAACACAACAATGACATTAAATAGCATAGGGGCTCAAAGTGTCAATGTTATTGATTATGCTTTTAATACAGCAGGTACAGGTAATAACAAAAGTTATTATAGTAATACTTCAAATGTATATACTATAGTAGAGTGTGATACATACGTGGGTAATTTAACTACAGGAATAGGAGATCAAATAGTATTTAAAGTAAATCCTAATTTTGGTATTGACACATTTGGTGGCCAAACACAAAATATAAAATTTGAAAATATTCCAGCAGAACTTAATCACCTTGAAGGTGTACAATTTTATCTTATCCCAGTTGCAGGTACTGATAGATATCAAATATATACAAATAAAAACGGAGGTCCACCAATTTATAACGAAATTGCTAACGTAAGTGTACCTGATATGAAAGGTAATGCAGACAGTACCAATTTTATAACATCTAACGTTGGTACAGGTGTTAATCAGATTGCTACAGGAATGTTTAAATTATTAGTTATAGCAGGCGGTGGTGCCGGTAATGTAGCAGGCGGTGGTGCTGGCCAGGCAATAATGCACAATTACTCTTTAAGTGATTTAACATTAAATACGCCATATGTAATGACTATTGGCGACGGTGGTAATACCAGTATTATAGGAGAAGGTACGCCTACACCAAGTAATGCAAGTAATTATTTTGGATCAGGAAATAATAGTATAGCATTTAACGGAGACGGTTCTTTGTCTATAACAGCGATAGGTGGCGGCGCAGGTGATATAACACAAGGAGGTAGTATAGCAGGACCATTATACTCGACATTAAATGATGGGCCTACGCCTGTACAAAATGGATATCAAGGTTATGATCACGAAGGAAATTACGTACCACCAGGTGGGCAAGTATGGGGTTCGGCTGGTCGTGGTAGAGGCGGAGTATCTGAGGCTGTAAGAACTGCCTATACAGGTAGATCAGGAATTATACCTGTTAGTGGGGATGGCTCCGCTTTAGCGAATAGCAAAATACTTTATGGGGCATACGATTTACATCCTTCATTTGATGTTGATGATGGTACAGAATTTGCATTCTGTGGTGGCGGTGCCGGTAGTGGATTGGCTACCAGTCAATTTGCGACTACTTGGGGAGTCACGTCCCGATATCCAAGTAGTTCTAATGCGTACGTATGTCCTGGTACAGGAATATCTGGTGGAGGCAATGGTTATGCTCAAGGATCATATGAAGGTAACACCAACGTCTTACCTCCAGCATCTAATTGTAGTATATTTACAAGTGACAATGGAACTGATGGCACCGGTGGCGGTGGTGGTGGAACAGCGTCCTGGAGAAATGAAACAACAGAAGGTGGTTCAGGTAGAATAGAAATACGATACCCATATGCAACATTTAGATTTTTAGCAACATCGAACATAGCATAATTTACAGATTAGATAAATATAACAATAATAAGACTATAATGCGGACTCGCATATAGTAAGTTCCAACTGGAGGCGAAACAATGAGCGGCAGATTACTTACATTCTCCCAATACCTACAGGGCGCATCAAATGTAAAAGTTGAAGAGATGTTCCCAAGTACACAAAAAACATTTACCTATAACTATGGTTTTGATGTTTCAAATTATACATTTGAAGCAGATTATCAACCTATTGTTATAGATAGTATGACTTATAATACAAATGATGGACAACCTAACTTTACTACAAGTACAGTATTAGGTTCATTTGCAAATGCTGAAATAGGCGCAGGAAACATAATAACTTCAGGTGCCTCATCAGGTACAATAGACTTTACTATACCTAAAAACAGATATACTGGTCCTTTATTGCCAGACGCAAGACAAAATGTAGTAATCACAGTTGTATCCTTTAGATGGACAAATACAGATGTAACACCAAATACTACAGACGGACATAGATGGGCAATTATTGAAAGATATGAACCAGATGTCGTAATAGGTAATCCGACTTTAGACGCAGGATTTACAGCAATACCAACATCATAGGAGTAGTAAATGGCTAATGTCACAGTAACAACATCTACAAGTAATGTAAATGTAAATTCAACAACAAATGAAGTAAATGTCACAAGCACAACAAGTAACATAGTTGTAGGTACAACTTCGACTACTTCGAACACTTTCATAAGATCAGCATTAAGTAATACTTTACCAATAACATATAATAATGTCACCGGTGTTATAGGTTTTGATGCAAATTTAGATGATTTAACATTAAAAAAATATCAAGAAACAATAGTAGATAATGGTAATGTTAGTGGAGATATTAGTGTTAACATTACAAATGGAACTATACACAAACAATCATTAACAGGTAATATCACTGGTATAACCTTAAGTAATATTGATACAGGTGGTAGTGCAACATTATTTTTAAATCAAACCGCTGTAGGTGGTATAGTAATAGATACAACTACTACTCCAAGTAATTGGTCTAATTGGTTATTTGCTAATGAAGATAGTCTATTAGATACCAATCCAAATGCCTGGAATATTATGACTATTGTATATGATGGCACTAATTATTATGCATCTATAATACAAAAAAGTTCAACTATTATACAGAATTCGGCATTAGCAAACAGCAATATTATAGTAAATGGAACTACAATATCTTTAGGAAGTTCTGGTAATATATCTAATTTTGGTACATTAACAACTGATAATTTAACAGAAGGCAGCACAAATCAGTACTATACAGACGCCAAAGCAGACGCAAGAGTAAATTTACAAACAGGTACTAACTTAGATTTAAGTAGTAAAACAACTACGGAGTTAACTGAAGGCACTAATTTATATTTTACAGATGCAAGAGCAGACGCAAGAGTAAATTTACAAACAGGTGCTAACTTAGATTTATCAAGCAAATCAACAACAGATTTAATAGAAGGAACTAGGCTTTATTATACTGAACCAAGATTTGATCAGTCTTTTAGTGGTAAGGACACAGGTGATTTAAATGAAGTAGAACCAAATTTATATTATACAACAGCAAGAGCAAATAGTGCCATAGGTGCATATACAGGCGCACTAACTAATTTAACAGGTAATGTAACAACTACAGGCATTATAACAGCAGGTGCAAGTGCAACACAAACCCATACATTTACAGGTAATTTATCTGTGACCGGTAACGCTGAAATTTCTGGCAATTTAAATTATAGAAATGTTACTGATTTATATGTTCAAGATCAAAGTATAACACTAAATGCTAATGCGGCCACAGATGCAACAGTAGAGATTATAGCAAATAGGCCAGTTGCAGGTGCAAATACTGTACTAAGATGGAACGAAACAGACGACAAGTGGCAGTTCTCAAATGATGGTAGCACATACTATCCTATTCCCACAAGTACAACAGATTTAGCAGAAGGAACT